TCATTTTTTGATAAATATCGGAGAATATTTTTCTAGTAAAAATGCTTGAATTTGGGCAAAATCCTCGTCTGTGATGATGCCCTTATCGCGCATTTTTACAAACGGTTCGATGCTTGCCAGGTACAGGATCTCGGCTTCAAACTGCTCATGCGTCATGGGCCGCACCTCCCTTGAACCTGGCCTTGATGTAGCATTCATGAGAGCAGTACTTCCGGTGGTTATTCCCATATACGGTGAATGGCTCTCCGCATTCTGCGCAGACAAATTCATAGACTGCTTTTTTACTGACTCTGTCCGGGTGCGCGTTCCACCAGGCTTGTCGGCATTCCGGGGAGCAGAATCTCCTTGTCTTGACATGTGCCGTTTGCACAACAGGATTCCCGCATTGCGGGCAACACCCTTTTTTCGCTACAGAAACGGTAACGTCGCTTCTTCGGCAAAATGATTTGACGGTATTTCTAGATAAACCGGCGGCCTGTGCGATAGCCGTTAAGCCATGTCCTTCAGAGCGCATGCGAATTATGATTTCTCTCTGTTCATTGGTCATGAGATAGCACCTCCTTCAACATACGGAGATTTGGAGGCGCTTTTGTTGGGGTGTTTTGGAAAGAAAAATAAAAAAATCCCGCCGGAAACAATCACTGTCCCCGGCGGGAATGCCGTTACTGCTTTATATATGTGCCGCCCAACGCGGTGATTGTAAGGGGTCCGGCTTTGCCGTCAACCGTGAGTCCTTTTGCTTTTTGAAATGCCTTCACAGTCTTTTTCGTTCTTGAGTAATAGTTCCGGTTCCCGAGCGTGAGCCCGTCAAAGCCGGCTCCGCGTAGCAGGATCTTCAGCTCACAAACGTCATCGCCTTTACACCCATACTTCAGCGTCCTGCGAAAGACGAATTCATCAGGATCGATCGGAGTGGGCTCCGTTTCCGGCTTGCCCTCGATCTCCCGGACTTCTTCCTCCGTCCAGAAGGGCGGCCTGCCGAAGCCGTTCCAGCGGCCTTTCGAGAGAGGACGCTTCACCACACCGGCGTCACGGCCCAGCGCCTCGATCACGTTGATGTCCGTATCCGCCACGTACCCGATGTGCGTCGCTCTGCCGGTGCTGTTGATCTTGAATACAAAATCACCGACCCTGAGGTCGGCTTTCTTCAGCTTTTTGCATTTTCCGTAGAGCCCGTGGGCGTTGCAATCGGATTTCAGTATTTTGGATACATTCTGCAGCCAGAACATTCCAAGTCCCGAACAGTCGAACGCCCGGAGTACGTCGCCGTACCCGGCATCGCACTGTTCCCTCCAGAACGCTACCGCCCGCTTATAGTTCGCGTCCGAGGTCTCCCTGCGCTTGATCCACGCCTCGGTGATCGAGGCACCTTGCTGACCTTGCGCTCCCCACACATAGATGGAGTGGTTTTTGACCTGCTCGTGCAGGTAGTCGAGAAACGTCTTTAGGTTATTCATCATGCTCGTCCTCCTTTTCAGCACGGTCATGGAGCTGTTCCAGAACCGCTTTCAGTTTCTCCGGGACAGGAAACCCTAGATGCGCCGCGTTCTCGATCAGAGATACGCCCTCATTGGACAGGTAGAAAAAGATGATCGCTGTCCGAAGCACGGAGCCCGTCCCGATCACAAAGCTGTCGAGGATATGCCCGATACCAACCAGTGCAAAGATCAGCACCTTCTTGAAGATGCCCCGAAAGCCAATGGCAGAAGAGAGCCTTCTGTCTACAACGGCGCACATCACGCCCGTCACATAGTCGATCACGACAAACGCCAATAATGCGTACAGCAATCCGTCACAACCTCCCAGAAACCATCCGAGCCATCCACCGATGGCCGTAAACGCTACTTGAACCGAGATCCAAAATTCCTTCATGATACTTTCCTCCTTATGCCGTTCGTTTATAGAAATAACAGGTGATGTACGGCTGGATATTGCTGTGCGCCGTGCCGCTGCCCTTGCTGCCGGAGTTCCCGGACAGGGTAGCCGTGTGCGTGTGTCTGCCGCCTGAGCCTGTTGTTGCCGGACCGGTCGAACCGTTGTTCGTGAAGTATTTATAATTACTTCCGGAACCGGAGCCGACCTTGTATGTACCGGACGCCGCCTGGTGCGTGTGCGCGGCTGCCTCCGTAACGGTCACAGTCCCGCTGGACAGCGCATGGTTATGGCTCGGCATGTTCGCCGCCGTCAACGTGACGGTCTTCGCGCCGCCAGTCTTTTCCACGGTATTGAAGTCCGTATCGTTGGCGTCCACGCCGACCGGGACCTTGCCCGCACCCCACAGCACCCAAGTCCCGCCAAGAAACGTGGTCGCTCCGGTCGTACTCGTCGTCATGCGAATGGAGCCTACCGGGAAGATGGAGTCCCGCAGCCATGCAAGGCTCGAAAAAGAAACGTCACCATCAAAGGTGACGTCCTCATGAAACTCCGATTCCCATCCGACTTCAAACTTGTTTTGCTCACAGATCTTGCCGATCGCGAGGCCGAGTCCGTTGTTGCGGATGGAGAAGATTGTGTCCGCAGTGGCGATGTCCGCATAGGCGTATACCGTTTCGAAGTAATCGGAGACAGCGATCCGGATGTCGTAGGCGTACTGGTTGGAAAGTGAGCCACCCACCACATACGTCCCGTTTACCGAATACGACCCGGTCCATGTTCTGAGGTTTGAATACGACGTCTCCGTCTTTCGTTTCGATTGGACCACGACCGAGGCGTCGTTCTTGCTGTTCAGGGAAGTGACCGTCGCCTTCAGCTTGACTGACGCGTAGGTACCGCTATGGGACGCCACGCCGGAACTGTTGCAGCGGAACACCGCCACATCTGTGACCGATGGCGACTTGTACGCCAGTACCGAGAATGTTCCAGATACCGTCCTTGTCCGGGAACGGGAATCCTTGACTGTAATGGAAATGGACTGCGTCCCGCTTCCGGTCAGGAAGTCCGTCGTAAAGGACGTGCCGGTATACGTTGTGCCGTTGATGGTCGTCGTTACCGATGCGATCGTGGACCCGTAAGCTCCGCTTGCCGTGATCGCTACTTTGATTTTGGACTTTGACTGGATGAACGCGGAGAACTTTGTAGCGATTGCCGAGCTGGAGTCCGTCAGCGTATACGTGGCCGAAGGGATCACAGATGCCGGTACGTTCAGCGTGATCGATACGGACTTCGTCCCGATCAGCGTGCTGCCGGAATATGTATCGCAGTACAGCGTACCAACCGCTGCCGTTGCATTCGGCACCTGATTGGCAAGCGTCAATGCAGGCGTCCAGCTGACAGAGGTGTTCGCCGTCTTCGTAATGATCGTCCCGGAAGCGGAACCGACCGTGTACCGGAGCGTATGGGTAAACGTGGAAGACGCAGGACTCAGCGTAATGGTGGAGGCAGTGCCCATTGTCAGAGTGCCGACGGAGGGCGTTGTTGATCTCGGAATCGTTGGAAGCGAGATCGTTGCCGACCCGGTAATGACTCCGATCGATGAGGAAAAAGAGCAGTCGCCGGACCATGCAAGCGTTACGCTCTTAGTACCGTCTGCGTTGTGAGTGACCGTGCACTCGCCATAAGCCGCTGCTTCCGTTGATGCGTTGTCGGTCAGGACCGTCAGGAACGGTTTTCCGGATGCGCTGCTGTATCCTGTGCTGTACTGGGTCATATAGTTGCTGGCAGATACCGCCGTACCGGTTGCAAAACCGTTCTTTTCACGTGTATATACCGTTGACCCGCCGACTGTGACTGACATGGCACCACGGTTTGTGCCCGAATGGTTGTTGGCGTAGACATTGTAAGAACCGGACAGTGTTGCAAGGAATACATAGAACCGGATCGTGGAGGTATTGTTCGTAATCGACTGCGATACCACCTTGTACTCCATCCACGTGCCGATCTTGGAAGAAGAGCCGCCCGAGATGGACCCGCTTATAATCGTGTAACCCGAATGGATCGGGGTAGAGATCGTTGCCATATCATCACTCCAGTAGCTTAAAGTTCAGGTTGTCCGACTCCGGCATCCATGCGAACGGCCCGATGCGCATACCCGTCAGGATCTGCACGGTATTCACGTACAGCTTTCCGGAAGAGAAGTACGCGATCGCGTTTTCCGTGGAAACGGAGTCCTCGTTGCCTGTGAAAAAGTAAAGGATGTCGTTCTCCAGCTTGAGCTTGATCTGCGATGTGCTCTTGCCGATCACGATGCCCGATGCGATCATGCGGATGACCCCCCGGATCACCTCAAATTGCTGAGAAACATCCCCGTTGAGGGTAGAGATGTCTGATGTCGTCTCGGTGAAGTTCGCTTCGATCGTCCCGGCCATAACGGACAGGGTCGTTTCGATCGAGCTTTGCAGTGCATTGAAGTCGGAGGTCGTCACATAGTCCTCCAGCGCAGAAAGCAGGATCTGCTGTGCCGACTGCAGGATGCTGGTGTTGTTTGTAATCTCGTGCTGCACGATCTCGGTCGCTTCACTGTTTGTCACATAATCCGCCTCAATGCTCTCGATGCGATCGACCGCGTCTGCGATCTTACCCGTATTCTCCGTAACGAGCGAGATACGGCTGTCGCCCAGCGTGATCCGCATGTTCGCCGGGTCCTGCAGCGGGATCGTCATCTTCGTCAGCACGAACTCCGCCTGCGGACAGATATCCCCGCAGGTCACAATCACTCGGTCAAGGAATTGGAAGCACTCGATATCCGCATCCAGCGAGTGCAAGTCCACGGCTGTGAGCGAGATCGTCTCCTTGAGCCGTGCGCCGGAGGAGGCCAACCACGCCAATCCTTTCTGGAGAAGGTTTGTTGGCGTTTTGATGGTGTCCCACGTGGTCAGCGACATCGGCGCGTAGATGGTTCCGTAGATTGCAGCATTTGCTGTATCGATAAGATGCGGATCGCCATCGTTGACGTCTGCCACTGTGAGCCGGGCATCCGATTCGTATGCCGGATCGATCGACGACATCCGTGCACCCAAGGGGACACAGGCCGTGTAGGTTTCATCTGCATCCTTCGTGACGGCGATGTCGATCAGATTCTCCCCGAACCGGATCGTCTGCGTCGAAGTATCCGGCGGGTCTGCCAGCCAGTTCAGGACCGGTTTTTCCAGATAGTTGTACGTGACGTAAAGGTATCCACCATACCGTTTGACGAGCCGCTCCTTCAGCACCTGCCATGTGGAGTCGTAAAGGACGGAATGTGACTCGATCTCCGAATCCGCTGTCACGGTACAGTCTCCGAGCAGGAACTGCTGGTTTGCAGATACGGACGCGTTGTGCCGGTTGACCAGAAACGCAAAGAACTCCGCAGGTGTTCCTGTAAATTCATACGGATCGCATACGCTGTCGATCAGGTACGCGAGACACCCTTCAGCGGTGTACTTCGTCTGTCCAGACAGATTCCGTTCGTCCTTGATGATCCGGCCTTTGAAGATCACCCGCCCGTCACGGTACACCTTGACCACACTGACCAGCTTTCGTATCCGGGACGCCGCCGGGTGACTATCCGGGACTAAAAACGTTAAAAGACCCGGTTCGTTGACGGAGAGGTCAAGAATCGGGTCGATTACAAGATATCTGGGAAACTTCGGATCATACAGGATGTCCGAATCCGAATACATGGTATAGATCATAGCCGCCCTTTCCGGAATGTGAAGATGGTCGTCCCTGTAGACTCGACCGCCACAGACCTTGTTTCATCACCGGGCAGGTACATTTGCCCGTTCAGGTGTCCACCCGGGGACATCTGCAGCCGTACCGTGTTCCCGGAAGCTGTGAATGTCAATGTAGCCTGCTCCGTATTGCTCACGAACGGGACGACCGGCATCCTCGTGTTTCTCAGGATCGCGGTCCCGTTGCCGGTCACGGTGACAGCCGTTTCCTGCTTATCCATTTTGAACGGCTCTGCTGTGATGGTTACGGCGATCTTGCAATACCCGTCACGCTTTGAGATGGACGTCACATCCACACGGCCCGTGTAGTAGTAATCCGGGTCCTTACTAAATACGATCTGCATTCGTTTGCCGTGTACCGCGTTCACGAAAGCGGAAACCCGTGCATCGTATTTGCCGGTCGCGTACAGGGTCAGAAGGATGATGCGGTCGTTGAACCGGATCGCATCAAAAGCCTCTGTCAGGTCCAACGACCCGTCTCGCCCGGGAACGGGCACGAAGTTCGTCTGCGCCGTGGGCATGGGGATCTCATACGGGGCTACGATGAGCCCGTAATCCGTATGTGTGTTCTTGTTTCCAAACAGGATATAGCTCATGCGTACCTCACTTTCAGCTTTTGCATCTGCCCGAGTGCATTGTCCATTTCAGGAGCCAGCCACCCGATCACAGCGCCGGTATCCGTCACGATCTGCCTTACGCCCATCTGCGGCAGGTATGCTTTCATAAGGTCGAACATGGCCGAAACCGTAGCGGCCACGGACAGATTCGCAGAGGGCAGCACCGCAGATGCATCGAAGTTCGCCGCAGCACGCACCGGCTCCAGATCGAAGTCGGTCGGGATCGCCTTTTGCATCTCCTTCTCCACATCCTCCATGGCGTCGACAAAGCCTTCGCCAAGACCGAGGCCCATGTTCTCACCGATCCCGGCAAACACCGTGGACGGGGAGTGGATTCCCAAGAGACCTTTGATGTTCTCGAGCAGGCCGTTTGCCCAGCCTTTCACCTTGTTCCACAGCCAATTTGCCGTGTTGCTGATGCCATTCCACAGGCCTTTGAGCAGGCTTGCACCGGCGTCTGCCATCTTGCTGGTGAGGCCAACGATCGCGTCCACGATGCCGGTCACGATCTTCGGCACCGCTTTTACAATCTCCACAATGATCGTTGGCAGGTTCTCTATCAGAGCTATGAAGAGTTCGACGCCTGCCTGAATGATCTTGTCGATGTTTCCGATGAACGCGTCCACAATACCGGAAACAATCTCCGGGACGGCTTTCACGATGGTGGTAATAATCTCCGGCAGCGCCTGAATGAGTGCTACCAGAAGCTTGATGCCAGCCTGAATGATCTGCGGGATCGCACCTATGACCGCCTTGATGATCCCATCGATGATCTTTGGAATCGCCTCAACGATTTTCGCAATGATCTGCGGCAGCGCGTTCACCAGTGAGGTCAGCAGTTTGATCCCCGCATCGATGATCTCCGGAATGGAATCGAGGAGAAAATTGACGATCGCCAGAATGATCTCCGGCAGTGCTTCGATCAGGACCGGGAGCGCATCGATAATGCCTTGCACCAGTCCCTCAACGAGCTGCAGCGCCGCATCGAGGATTATGGGCAGGTTCTCGATCAGTCCCTGCACAATGGTCACGATCGCCTGCACCGCAGCAGGGATCAGTGTGGGCAGTGCGTCAGCGATTCCCTGAACCAGGGCTGCGATCATCTGGACCGCTGCGTCAATAATCAGCGGCAGGTTTTCTATAATCGCGTTCACGATCGTCATGATCGCCTGCACCACTGCAGGGATCAGGCTCGGAAGCAGCTTCACAATAGTGGTCAACACCTCGGAAAAGAGCCCCGTCACTGTCTGCAGCAGCACGGGGAGCAGTTCTCCGACCGCTTCGATCAACGCTCCGGCCACAGAGGGCAGCGCGGCTACGATGTTTTGGATCACGGGCGTGATATTCTTGACCACGCTCTTGAAGGCGTCGATCACGTCCTTGCAGAGCTTACCCATGTCCGCGTCCGCACGGCCAAAGCCGGTGATCAGGTTCTTGATCGCACCCTGCATGGAGTTGACGGACCCGGAGATCGTGTGCTCGGCTTCTTTTGCAGTGGTGCCGGTGATGTCCATGCTCGTCTGGATCACATGGATTGCCTCGACCACATCCGCATACGAGTCAATGTTGTACTCGATGCCCGAGATCGCCTGCGCATCCTTGAGCAGACGCTCCATCTCAGTCTTCGTGCCGCCGTAGCCCAGCTTCAGGTTGTCCAGCATGGTGTAGTTCTGCTTGGCAAACCCCTGATAGGCCGACTGGATCGCGGACATATCGGAACCCATCTTGTTTGCGTTGTCCGACATATCCGTAATGGCCATGTCCGCGTATTCGACCGCCTTTTCCGTATCCCCGCCAAGGGAGGAGATCAGGCTGGCAGAGAAGGAGGTGACTGTCTCCATGTACTCATTGGATGAGAGGCCTGCGGTCTTATATGCGTTCTCAGCATACCCCTGCAGTTTTCCGGCAGAATCCTTGAACAGCGTTTCAATACCGCCGACCAGCTGCTCGTAATCCGCAAAAGCGGAGATGACCTCTTTGCCCAGCTTCACGGCGGCAGCACCTGCGGCAACGAGCACCGCACCCATGGCGGCTCCGACCGTTTTCAAAACGTTGCCAAGACTCTCGAACTTGCTCTCGGAATCCTTGGCGGCGTCACCGGCCTCGTCGATCTCGTCGCCCATGTCATCCGCACTGTCGGTGACGTTGTCCATTTCCCGGTCCATGCCATCCAGTGCATCTTCGGCACGACCGTATCCGGCATTGGCCTCGTCGAGCGCAGCGTTGTTGTCGGCCAGCTCACGCTCCATGTCGTTCAGCGCGGCTTCCGCATTGTTCAGCTGAATCTGCCACGCCTGCGTTCTGCGGTCATTCTCGCCAAAGGACTCTGCGGCGTTCTGTAGCGCCGAGCGAAGGACCTCGATCTTCTGCTTTTGCGCTTCGATCTCTTTGTTGAGGACCGTGTTTCGGGCGGTCAGTGCATTGACCGATTTGTCGTTCTTGTCAAACTGCGAGGCGACCAGCTTCATCTCCGAACCCAGAACTTTGAAGGAGGAGTTGATGTCCGCCAGCGCTTTTTTGAACTCTTTTTCGCCTTCCAGACCGATTTTTAATCCGAAATTGTCTGCCAATTGGACCGCCTCCTTTCCTAAATTCCGTCCGGGATAATATCGTCAATGAAATGCTCACGCTTCGGGACTGCCATCCCGTTGTACTGTTTGTGGCATTCAAAGAGGTCCAGCAATAGACCAAAAGGCATCGTCCAAACCTCATCCTGCGTCAGGTGAAGCTGGGCGATGCCGAAATAGAGAAGTCGGGTAAACAACTCGTCGTCGCTTACCCGACCTGCGCGTTTTTTGGGTCTGTCTCGCTTTCGATGTTTCGCTTCGTGCCACGGTACAGAGCTTCCGTGATGGCCGATTTGTATTCAGCAAGATCGGAAGGCACGGTCAGAAGCTCCACCTCGTCTGTGGTGAGGACGCGTTTCGGCTTGTCAGCATGCTTCAGGTTGTAGATCAGAATGCTCTGATTGGCCAGGAGCGTGATGAGCCACACGATCTCACTGATCGCCATCTCAAAGTTTTCACCCTTTAAGAGCTTATCCCCGAGGTTCTCAAGGCCGCCGTATCTGCCAGCGATCTCCCTGGTTGCCTTTGTGGTCAGAATGAGCTCGTACTCATCCCCGCCAATGTTAATGAACGCACTGCGATCGTTATCCATATGGAGCCTCCTTTAGATATTGCTACCGCTTACGGGGTTTTCCGGCTCATATACTGAGTCATACCAGGTGTTAACGATGATTTGAGAAGTGCCTTCAGTACCTTCTGTTACCTCTGCTTTCCAGGGATGGTTGTTGTTATAATCCACTTTGTTCCGGCGCATGATCGTACCCTCGATGGTAGGCGTCTGGAAACTGATCGAGTCGCCTTTCGTCTGCAGGTTGGTGGCCGGGATACCGAATTTCACGCGGTACAGCCAGTAATAGCGGTACTTGCCGTTCGATTTCCTTGCACGGAACGCCACAGCGACAGGATCGCCGCCATCGTCCGAGCCAGAGATGACTACGCCGTTCTTATCAATGGCAGCGCCGGAAAGTGCGCTTGCGATTTCCGCTCCGATGTCATCAATGCCGAGGGAGAGTGTGCCGGACTTGAATTCTTTCACAACCTCCGCAGCACCGTCGTCCGCGTAGAGGATCGCTTCATTCAGTTCAACGGAAAGCTCTGCCGAGATCGCTTTTGCAAGGGCAGCAGGCGTTCCGTAGGTTTCGTTACCGTTCGCGTCTTCCGTGATCGGTGCATAGTAGAGTTTATCAAGGCCGATTGTTGCCATTTATCGTTCCTCCGTTTCGTATTCGTAGTATTGGGCCACATCCACGGTATAGTGGTGATAGCCGGATTCAGGCTCGAAGCCTAAGTACTGCCGGTCGGTAATGGTGTATCCGTTCTGGACCAGTAATCGAACCAGCCGGTTCTTCACAGCTGTGTAGCTGCCTTTCGAGTAAAGGGAAAGCCGCACTTCCTGAATATCCACCCCCGGCTCGTTATCCGCATGCAGGTCAAAGCTGTCCGACAGCGGTACGATCACCAGGTACTGGTCCGGAGCCATGTTGGAAAACACGCCGGTTTCCATAGGAACATCCAGCACGGGAAGCAGAGCGGTCAGGTCTTCCAGTATGCTCATAGCTTCTGTACCTCCTCATCGAACTTCTGCCGCATCGCTTCAATGCATGCAGCCTTGGACGCTGTTTTCGCCGGTTTCAGAAACGGCTTTGCAGGCTGTCCGTGACGCCCGTACTCGAGGATGTTCGCAATCTTCGCGTTGCTCTTGCCCCCGGAGCGCGGTTCAGCAAAGCCGACTTTGATGTTGTGATTTCCGCTCCGGTCGAGCTTCACCGTAGATACGCCAAGCGAAGAGAGCAGCTGCCCCGTTGACCGGGAGGGGAGTTTCGTTCCGCTGCCGATCACCCCGGAAAGCCGGGAACGGACATTCGTTTCGATGACCTCGGCACCGGCTTCCAGAACGCTTTCTGCGATCCGGTCCTCTTCGGAGCCGAGGCGCTGGATGCTTTTCAGGAAGTTCTCCGGCATCTGGATATCCGCTTTAGCCACGGGAACTCACCACCTTTTTTGCCAGCACTTCGATGTACATGCCTCTGCCGCCAACGTTCTCCACTGAGATGATGTCGAATCGCTCGCCATCGCACAGGATGTGCTGACCTGTCGTAACGGTCACATTGGGGATCGTCCTAAACCGGAACAGATCCGTTGCTTCGGAAAACGTGGCAAGGTTTGCCCAGCGCTCTGAGCCGTGTCTTCCTTCCCGGTACACAGGAACAGAAGCGAGGGTCACATCCTGTTTGGACGCGAAACCCTCGTTGTTCTTTTCTATAACTTCCTTTATAATACTTGCCTGCCGGTTCATTCTGCCAAAGCTCATGCTCACACCTTCCAATCCCGGTCCAGCCGCAAAAGCAGGTTGACCGTATTCCATACCTGCCGCGCCGCTTCCGGGCGATCCGCAAAGAAACCGCCCGTTGACCCGTCGCGGGATTCGTAGAAATGCGAGGAGAGCATGATCACCGCCTGTTCTGTGGTCGGCGGCATATCGTGGGTGGAGTAGTAGCCCGCCTCGATGTGCTGGTAGCTTTCCGCATAGGATACGGCGGCAGAGATGTACATCAGAAGCAGTTCATCGTCTACCGAATGACCAAGGATCAGATTCGCTTTTACTTTTTCAAGCAGCGTGTTCATTTCTGCCACCTCCTTTCATCTCTCATCTGTGGTTTCTCCCTCATCCATAAAGCCCGATGCTACCAAACTCATGAGCAGCTCATTGAAGTCATCTTTGAGAGCTGCTACAGTCGTTGCTGTGCTTTGGTCCTGATGACCCATCTGCCGATAAGGAAGAGGAAGTCCCTTGACAACGGCATCTTTCTCAAAGATCAGTGTCCCGCCGATGTGCGTTACTTCACCGCCCTGTTCGGTGTAGTTCAGAGTGTTATGCCCGGTCGGCTCGGGCGGTTGCAGTGTCGGTGCCCATCCTACCATATCCCGTCACCTCCTTACGCCTGCTGCAGAAGCTGGATCGCTTCGGGCAGAATAACCTTGCCGTCTACACGCTCGGTCGCAACGTAACCGATCTGGCCGTTGGTGGCGTAGAGCTCGTTGAGTCTCTGTACGGTGCGGCCCGCACGGTCACCGATCCAGTAATTCTTGAAATCACCGAATGCGACGGTAAGCGCACCGGACTGAGCGGTCGGGACATAGGGGCTCGTGTAGAGCTCGTAACCGAGGAGCTTGTCCGGCTGACCCGCCTGAACGGAAGGCTGCCAGAGGTATGCGCCGTTGCCGTCCTTCAGCTTGCGGAGGATGGACACGGTCGCATCGTTCATAAGGAACTTGGCATTCCTGCGGTACGGGGACTTCAGTGCGTACACGAGGCTGATGACCTCGTCAGCGGTGATCGCAGTCTGACCGGCAGCGGTGACGCCGACGGTGCCGCCGTTTGCGGTAAAGATACCGGCGGGCTGGTTCGTGCCGGTGCCGACGCAGAACGCCTGTTCCTCGGCAATGCCGAAGGCGCGGGCGAACTCACGAATGAGGTAGTCCTCGATATCGAACTCGGCGTCCTGCAGCAGTTCCACGCTGACGCGGCAGAGGTCGGTGAGCTTGAACGCGTCGATCTGCTTCTGGCCGAAGGTGGGATTGCTCTCGGTGTAGGCAGCGTTCTCAGCAGTCCACTGTGCGGTGGAATGACCGACCGCCACCGGGATCTTGCGCTCATGATGCGTAGTGATGACCTTGGCAAGACGACGGATCACGTTCTCCTCGTCCAGCGCGGTCACGATGTTGTGCTCAAAATCCGTCGGAACAAGGAATCCACCGTCCACGTCCGGGCTGGTGGAGAGCACGTTGTGAAGCAGAGCCTTGCCGCGCAGGTGGCGACCGAAGTCCTCCTTATATGCATCCGACGCTCTGCCGGACTTCCTATCCATCTGCGCCGTCTTTTCGGGAGCGGCGGTCAGGGGCTCGCTCATCGGTTTATTGAGTTCGGCCTCGTGTGCATCGCGGCGCTCCATGCGCTTGACCTCGTTGGTCAGGGCATCGAGTTCCGCTTCCATCTTGGAATAGGTCGCATCGTCCTCGGCGGACAGCACGCCCATATTGTTTCTGTGGGTATTGAGAAAACCTTCCATGGTGTTCCACAGAGCGGCTCTCTTGTTGCGAAGTTCAGTAATGTTCATGAATCAAATCCTCCTATTACAGTAGTTTTTTGTAGAGTTCGGCCTTCAGTTCCTGTACGGAGCGTCCGGCAGGTTTCGGCTTCGTCTTGCATTTGCCGGAGATCTTGTTGATCAGAGCCCGTTCCACCGCAGAAGCGGAGAACGCATAGCCCTCGGCGTCGGTACTGTGCTTTTCATCCGTGAGGATGCCGTCTGCAAAGCCAAGCTCCACTGCCCGCTTTGCATTCATCCACGTAGTGTCGTCCATCATGTGCGAGAGCTGCCTGCGGGAGAGCCCGGTCTTCAGCTCATACGCGTTGATGATGCTTTCCTTGACCTCGGAGAGCATGTCGATCGCTTTTTCCATGTCCGCATGATCTCCAAATGCCATTGTCGCAGGGTTATGGATCATCATGAGCGCGGTTGGCGCGATCAACACTTTCGTTCCGGCCATAGCCACAACGGACGCAGCGGAAGCCGCAACGCCGTCGATCTTGACCGTGACGTCGCCCTTGTAGTCCATGAGCATGGTGTAGATCTGGCTTGCCGCGATACAGTCGCCGCCGGGTGAATTGATCCAGACAGTGATCGGGCCGCTGCCGGAAAAGAGCTCATCTTTGAACATGGCGGGTGTGATGTCGTCGTCAAACCAGCTTTCCTCGGCAATTGTGCCGTAGAGCTCAAGAACTCTCTCTGCCGGAGCGCTTTCGTCCGCCTGGTTTATCCAGTTCCAGAACTTCCTGTTCTTCATTGGCTCTGTCCTCCTTTCCATCGGATTCGGTATTTGCAAAAGCACCCGCCTTGGAAAGTGGGAGCATGTTGCCGTTTACGAGATAGAGATCGCCGCCATCTTCTTCGGATATGCGGTCGAGGTTCTCCAGTTCCCGGATGTCGTTTGCGCTCATCCATCCGTTCTGTCTTGCCGTGGCGTACCCGGACATCCGGCTCTGGTAGTCGCCCCGGAGCAGGCCTTCCACATTGAATTTCACGAAGTACTTCTGCTTCTCCGAAGGCAATAGCAGAGAACGCTGGATCGACTGCTCCCATCTCACGACCCATGGGTCGAGCGTGTACTTTACGAACTCAAGGGATTGCTGCTCTATATTGGAAAAGCTCGACTTCTCAAGATCTCCGACCATGTGCGGCGGGACCCTAAAGATTCGAGCTATCTCGTTGATCTGGAATTTGCGCGTTTCGAGGAACTGTGCCTGCTCCGGAGAAATGGAGATCGGTGTGTACTTCATGCCTTCCTCCAGCACAGCGATCTTCCCGGAATTGGAGCTGCCTCCGAACTGGCTCATCCATGCATCGCGGACCTTTGCCGGGTCCTTGATCGTGCCCGGATGCTCCAGCACGCCGGAAGGCGCGGCACCGTTGGCGAAGAACTTGCTTCCGTACTCCTCCGTAGCGATCGCAAGGCCGATGGCATTCTTAGCCATGGCGATGGGCGAGTATCCAACCAGCCCGTCAAAGCCGAGACCGGGGATATGCAGTACGTCCGACGGCATGAGCACGACCAGATCACCCTTAGTCGTATGCGCCTCGTCCGAGGAACGCTGGTACTGGTAGTACAGCTGGCCGTTGGTGTCCCGGTTCACGCTCATCTTGTTTGCCATGAGCGGGTAAAGGCCAACGACCTCGCCTTTGCCGTTCCGGATGATCTGTGCGTAGGCGTTGCCGTAGAGCAGCAGGTGCGTCATGAGTGTTTCCCGGAACACGAACGAACTCATCTCCGGGTTCGGTTCATCATGCAGCAGCAGGTACAGCGGGTGACCCGTCGCCTTCTCTTTGCCGCCGTCCTCCTTATACCGGTAAAGGTGCAGCGGGAGTCCTGCGATCGCTTCCGACAGGATACGCACACAGGCGTACACCGCCGTCATCTGCATGGCGCTGCGCTCATTCACGATCTTGCCGGAGGAGCTCCCGCCCATGTAAAAGGCGAAGCTGCTGCCGGGTGTCCGGTTCACAGGCTTATCTCTGGATTTGAACAATCCGCTGAAGATTCCCAATCCGTATCACCGTCCTTTCAAAAATAAGCATAAAAAAAGCACCTGCGTTCACAGATGCTTTCCCTTATGGTTGGGTGTTTTCCCTTATTTTATGATTTGTTTTAAGGGCAACCCTTGCATATTAAGGGATTCCTACTTTGTCCTGAAGTAACAGGTATTCTTCCCACCATCTTCCCGTTTCAGTTCGCCAGATTCAACAAGCTTTCGCAAGGCTCCTTCAATTGAGCTTACGCTGAGAGAGGGGCATAGTTCTCGTATATCCTGCTTTGTAAAGCGACCGATTTTATTCTCTGTCGCAAGTCTGACAGTTTCTAAAGCAGACCGTTTGGTTTCGACCAGGGCAAATCGATCTTCAAAATCTTTATAAGCAGACAGAATCGTTCCAAGCAGATACTTGATGAAAGGAACAGGATCATCATGTCCTTCATGCCATCCATCCTGAGATGCCGAAAGCGAATCATAGTACAGGTCTTTATTTTTCGCAATTTTTGCTTCCAACGAGATGTATTTCCCAACATAGAAGCCATTACGATAAAGGAGTAATGTTGTAAGCAATCTACTCATCCGCCCATTGCCATCATTGAAAGGATGAATGCACAGGAAGTCGTGAATAAAAACCGGGATCGCGATCAACGGTTCAAGTTCCATGTTGCCGATGACCCGATTGTATTCTTCGCAAATTCTATCAAGCGCATCTGGAGTTTCATATGGTGCAAGCGGCGTAAAAAGCGTTTCCGTATGCCCATCCGGGTAAGTTGCGCTGATATAGTTCTGCACATTCTTGGTCTGGCCAGCCATTGGGTTATTCGTCTGATTGTACAGAATCTTGTGCAGTTGGAGAATGTAGTTTCGTGTAATCGGAATAGCATCAAAGTTCTCATGAATGATATTCAGCGCATCACGATACCCCGCGATCTCTTTCTCACATCGATTTTTTGGAGTAGTCTTTTCGGCTACCAACTGCCGGATACGAGTGGTTGTTGTCCGAATTCCTTCAATAGCGTTAGATGCCTCCGTACTTTGTACCTTTGCTATTTCGACCAGTTTTTCAAGTTCTTCCGGCCGCTGCTTTAAGTACAACTCCTGTTTTCCGGCTTCTTTATAAATGGCAGCGATAAAGCCCAGAATCTCAGAATCCCACCTTTGCTGCCGTATCACCGTGTAGTTAAACTCCCTCACAGGAACACCTCCGTTCATTATTCCCTTAAAATATAGCAGATAATAAGGGAATAGTCAAGTGAATAAGGGAATAATCCCTTAATATAGTGCTCAGATTGAGGGAAATCATACATCGCTTTTCAAAGAAAAAGTATGCCTCGTGTATCGTATACACTTTCTCCTGTGTCGTTCCCGCACCGGATGGCACGGTCGAGTGCCATGATCGTCGCCACGGCACCGTCGATTTTCTCGGTAGACTTTTCCTTGTCCGGCTTGATATTCCCGGCAGGATCGGTCCGCACGTAGATGTTGTCCATCATCCAGCGGAGCACCGGATGCCCGGCGTGGGCGATGCGCTGCTCCAGAACCAGCTTCATGAGTTCCTTCGTCGGCGGGCTCATATCCTTGAACCCCTGCCCGAACGGAACGACTGTGAAGCCCATGCCCTCAAGGTTCTGCACCATCTGCACAGCACCCCAACGGTCGAAAGCGATCTCGCGGATGTTGAACCGTTCTCCGAGACGCTCGATGAACTTCTCAATGTACCCGTAATGGACAACGTTTCCTTCCGTGGTCTGCAGGTATCCTTGGCGTTCCCACACATCGTAGGGAACGTGATCCCGGTTGACCCGCTGGTCCATGTTCTCTTCCGGTATCCAGAAGTAGGGCAGAATCACGAACTTGTCTTCCTCGTCCAACGGCGGGAACACCAGAACAAAGGCCGTGATATCTGTCGTGGAGGAGAGGTCGAGGCCACCGTAGCAGACCCGGCCTTCGAGATCGTCCTCGCTTACTGCAAATGCGCATCGGTCCCATTTTTCCATAGGCATCCAGCGCACGGCTTGTTTGACCCACTGATTGAGTCGGAGCTGCCGGAACGCGTTCTCCTCGGCAGGGTTCTGCTTTGCGGACTCACAGGCCGCTTTGACCTTGTCGATCCCGACCGTGATTCCGAGCGACGGGTTTGCCTTCTTCCAGACCTTCGGGTCCGTCCAGTCGTCATTCTCATCCGCGCCGTAGATCACCGGATAGAAGGTCGGATCGATCTTCCGGCCTTCCAGCAGGTCATTCGCCTTCTGGTGCGTTTCGTAGCAGATGGATTTCGTGTCCGTCCCGGCGGTGGTTATAAGGAAATACAGCGGCTGCATCCTCGCGTCGCCGGAGCCTTTGGTCATAACGTCAAAGAGCTTCCGGTTCGGCTGGGTATGCAGCTCATCAAAGACCACACCGTGGATATTGAACCCGTGCTTCGAGTACGCCTCTGCGGACAGCACCTGGTAGAAACTGTTCGTCGGCAGGTACACGATTCGCTTCGTGGCCGTCAGGATCTTGACCCTGCGATTCAGCGCCGGACACATACGGACCATGTCCGCAGCGACCTCGAATACGATGGACGCCTGCTGCCGATCCGCAGCACATCCGTAGACCTCCGCACGTTCCTCACCGTCGCCGCATGTGAGCAGGAGCGCGACCGCAGCCGCGAGCTCCGATTTTCCCATCTTCTTGGGGATCTCAATGTAGGCGGTGTTGAACTGCCGGTATCCGTTGGGTTTGATGATGCCGAAGATGTCCCGGATGATCTGTTCCTGCCAGTCGATCAGCGTGAACGGTTTCCCGGCCCATGTGCCCTTGGTGTGGCAGAGGCACTCGATGAAAGAAACCGCATAGTCGGCCTTCGCTTTATCGTAGACGGAGTCCTTTGCCTTGAACTTCGTCGGGGTGTATTTCTTCATTCGCCTCAAATCATCACCTCCCAAAGGGCATAAAAAATAGCCGCCCGAAGCGACCTTCATAACGAGGAACAGAGCCGGTCGGCTCTTGCTCCAAGGTTGTTAATGTTTACTGCTGCATCGCCCAGAGGATCGCGTGCCCGTCATCCTCGAACTCGACCTCGCTTGCTGCCCGGAGCCCAATCGTGCCTTCGCAGGTGTGATCATCGGTCAGGAACTCGTAGGTTGCTCCGTAGTAGCAGGGCTTGTTCTTTCCGTTGTAGTAGTACCCGGCCAGCACCAGCTTATCGCCAAAGGTCAGAACCTTGCTCCAGCGGGTTTCCAAGTCCTCCGGGCAGGTCGGGTTCGGAAGCCGGTACTTTCTCGTTGCCTCGTTGATCGTCATGACCGTGTCCTCCTCAGCTTTCTTTCTCGATCGTGCCTTTGCCGACCCAAACGCTGCCGTCCGGCCATTTGTAGGAGTCGAAGGAGTATTCGTGGCTGCCGACCTTGAACCGAATGTAGGTTCTGTCGTCGCTGCCTTCCAGAAGGGCGATGCGGTCGAGGGCGGGCTGGAAGCCGTACTCGCTGTAAAGGGCTGCCTGTGCGGTGCGCTTCAGGTTCATGTTGATCTCGCGGGTTGTCATGTTCTTGTCCTCCGTAGTGTGGTTTCCCCTTGGGGTAGTGTATATATCACTCTAAAACGACATAATAGCAAGTCATTTTTGCGAGATTTCTCAAGGTTTTTCACACTTTTTTGCGGCCTCATTCGTCGCCGTAAAGGATGAATTGAACGTACTCTTTGCGGTGCTCCTCAAGGAAATTCACGAGCTCGAAGTAGTTCCGATCAAAGGCCAGCCGCTGCACCATATGCACATCAAACATGTTCGTGAGCCCGGTGTCCCGGATGGCAAGGATCTGCTCTCTGATCGTCTCATTCATCATCGCTCACCACCCTGCAAAGGTCCGCGCCGTATGCGACCGACAGGCCGGAGCCGTTGTCCCATGCGACCATGATGGACCCGATATCGTCCACCCCGATGACCGTGCCCTTCGTGCCAATCGGCGGGGCCTGAATGTCATCCATCTGAAGGAGTTCCACCCGTGTGCCGGGCGTGTAGCGCCGACGCAGGCCCTCAAGGGCTGCTTTGCTGATCATTCGCATGTTTCCACCTCCGTTTTCTTTGCCCCGCTCTTGAAAGCCGAGGAGCCCGAGAGGTTGCGGAGCAGGACCTTGCGTTCGGCCTTGTACTCGTCCCCGATGAACCCGAGCCGGAGCAGGAAGCAGCGGAATGCGTACTTGTCATTGTCGACTGGCTTTTCCTTGGCGGTGATCCGCTTCTGGTTCCGGGCCATGTCGCAGAGCGCGGTCACAAAGTGCATGTAGGCCTTGACCTCGTCCGGCGACTCGTACTTTTGGAACCATGGGAAGTCCAGCTTCTTGCCTTCGATGTTGATGGGAAGCTCGCTGACCCCGAGCGCCTTCTTGATCAGGCTGCCCTTGGCTGCGACCAGGTCATAAAGGTTCTGGAGCTGGCTTTCGGTGAAGATCGAAAGCGGCATCTGGATCGCGACCCCGGTGGGGCCTTCGTTCTCTTCGGTTCCTGTCTCGGCCTGAAAGCCTGCTGCGGCAAGGGCGATGATGATCGCTTCGATCGTGTCCTGATCCGTGCGCTCGTCGTAGACCACCGTGCCATCCTTTTCGACGAGGATGTTGTTTACCGCGTAGGCGCAGGTGGGCATGCCCTTGTAGACCGGCTTCATCCCGATCGTCTTGGAGATGACTGCGACCAGTTCTTTGCGATCCGGTCCTGTGGCGTTGTAATGTAGTTTCATTGGGTTACCTCCTTGTTTTTTGGTACTGTATACATCACTCTAAAGCCACAGAATAGCAAGTTATTTTTGAGCGATTTCTGTACTATTTTTCAGGAGATAAGGCCCTGTTCGTCTACGGTCGAAACCTCACCGAAACGGAGCGTGACTCCGTCTCTGAGTACCGTCACACCCTCTGCGGAACCGACCTGTTCGATGTACCGCTTTACAATGACGTCGCAGTATTTCTCGTCCAGCTCCACGGTGTAGCAGGTGCGCTCCGACTGCTCACAGGCGATGAGCGTGCTGCCGGAACCGCCGAACGGGTCCAGTACGAGCGCGTTCGTCATGGAGGAGTTCATGATCGGGTAGGCCAGCAGCGCGATCGGCTTCATGGTCGGATGATCCGCGTTCTTCTTGGGTTTGTCGTACTCCCAGACGGTGGTTTCCTTGCGGCCAGCATACCAGACGTGCTTACCGGACTTCTTCCACCCGAAGAGCACCGGCTCGTGAATCCACTGATAGGGACTGCGGCCCAGCACCAGCGAGTTCTTTTTCCAGATGCAGCACCCGGACAGATAGAACCCAGCATCGACAAAGGCTCTCCGGAAGTTCAGGCCCTCGGTGTCCGCGTGGAACACATAGATGGAAGCGTCATCTGCCATGACCGTCTCCATGTTCGTGAAGGCGTCGAGCAGAAACTGGTAGAACGCGTCGTTTGCCATGTGGTCGTTCTTGATCTTCCCGGCGGTGCCTTCGTAGTTCACGTTATAAGGCGGGTCCGTCAGCACGAGGTTCGCCTTCTTGCCGTCCATCAAGGTGTCATAGGTTTCCTTTTTCGTGGAATCCCCGCATACCAGGCGATGCCGACCGAGCGTCCAGACGTCACCGGCCTTGGTGAAGGTTGGCTTTTTAAGCTCCGCCTCGATATCGAAGTCATCGTCATGGATGCCGTCCTTCAGGCTGTCCTTGAACAGGTCGTCGATCTCGTCCGGATCGAAACCGGTGAGTGACACATCAAAGGCCTCGCCCTGCAGATCGGAAATGAGCAGAGCCAGTTTGTCCTTGTCCCAATCGCCGCTGATCTTGTTCAGGGCAATGTTGAGCGCCTTTTCCTTGGCCTCGTCCATTTCAATGATGACGCAGTCCACCTCGGTGATGCCGAGATCGATCAGCACCTTCAGTCGCTGATGCCCACCGACCACGCGACCGGTTGTCTTGTTCCAGATTACCGGCTCTACGTATCCAAATTCCTCAATGGACCGCTTCAGCTTTTCGTATTCCGGGTCGCCGGGTTTCAAATCCTTACGCGGGTTGTATTCGGCAGGGAGCAGGTCCACTGCTTTCTTTTTCTCGATCAGCATATGAGACCCCACTCAGCGAACTTTTCAAAACCGCCGATGCGCTTGATATAGTTCCTCGCTGTTTCCACGATCTTCTCGTATGGAACCCCGCCAACGGTCTCGTCCCCGATCGCACAGGACAGTTCCACGGTCTCGCCGGTCTGCTGCGCCAGAAGCCACGCATAGATGTTCACGCTGACGTCGGCCTTGCTCAGGTCCTTTCCGTGCAGGCCGCCGCCGGTTACGGAATCGCCCATATCGCTCCCGAGCTTCCGGTTCGTCGCGCCGGAATCGACGTCGGTGCCGCCGGTCCAGTCTCCGAGCGGGTTCACGATCGCGCCGGGGAACATGCCCTCCAGCTCGTCCCGGTTCGCATTGCTCTGGCAGATGATCAGCCGGTCTCCGTCAAGGATGTATTTCCCATCCGACAGGTAGAGCGAGTAGAGCAGGGACGCGATCTCACTCAGGTCGGCCTGCTCCTCGGTTACAGGGACGCCTTTGAAGATGCCATTGTCGCCGCAGCGGATCTGGTCCTGCTGGTTCTTGGCCAGATGCCCGTCCTGTGCAGCTTCCGTATAGTCGACATCAATGTCCCCGGCGATCCTCAAAACGATCTCGGACACCTCTTCGATCGGGAGGCGGACGGACGTTTCCGTAATGATATGACACACGCCGTGGCCGATCAGGACCTCGACCGCGATCTTCGGGTTTCGTTCTTTTGAATACGCAAGATCGACAAGCGCACCGGCAATGCGGTCTGCGATCTTGTCGGGATGCGACGGGTTCACTTTTTCATACATGTAAGTTGCCTTTCCGAGCGGATAAGAGCCGCTCCATCAAATCGTCTTGTGGATTTCTGCCGCCGTACTCCACGGCACAGTTTTCTTTCACGATCTGGTAAATCTGATACCAGACCTGATTGACCTGCTTCATGTAGGTCTGGCTCATAGCCACATACGGGGAGGCAATGGCGTTGCCGGTGGTGGGATGCTTGGCAAGGAAACCGAACTCGGAGATCGCCTCCTCGCATTGAATCCATCGGGAGACTGACATGGCGTATTGCTCGATCAGCTGGTTGTTTACTAACATTTCGCAGCCGCGAGCTTTGAGCCAGTTCCACGTATCCCGGTACACTTCCTCGGCGCACAGGTCTTTGCCGTTCTTTTGAGCGGCCCGTAGGTATTCCTTGACCGAAGGCACATCCGCGCCTTCGATCTCAGCCGGTTCCGGGAGCACCATCGCACCGTCGAGCCTGCCGTCCGCAATCTTATCGACCAGCGCCTTGCTTTTTCTGCCTGCGCCGACCCTTTGACCGCCTCGCATCGTTCCGTCTTTTGCCACACACTTCACCTCGCTTTCCGCTTTGGGGGTTAATACCCCGTTTGATTTCTGATTTTTGCGTTCGTGACCCCACGCCGCTGTCCGTGCACGGGGCCGTAGAGATTTGGACCGCCCTACGGGTCAGCGATCTCCCAGCGAATGGTGGATTTTGTTGTGACAGGATTGGCAAAGACTCATCAGGTTGCTTCGCGCATGGGTACCGCCTTGGGAAATCGGAAGAATATGATGAACTTCTTCGACCGGTGTTAACCGACCTTCCTTGAGGCACTGCTCACACAAAGGGTGGGCCGCTGCATACCTGTCACGGATACGCTTCCAAGCCCTGCCGTATTTGCGGTTGACATCCGGGATACGCTCGTACTTGTTGTACCGATCTCGGTCCAGCTTTTCGTGCTCCGGGCATAAGCGTCTATCAGTAAGCCTTGGACAGCCGGGGTAAGCACAGGGCTTCTTTGGACTCCTTGGCACATAATCACCTCGCTTTACGGGCATAACAAAAGCCCTGTGGGAGGAGTGCTCCCACAAGGCTTCCGTATGTTTTACTTTGTCCATCATAATACTATCATAAGAGGCGACTCTCAATCTCTCTCATTTACTCTCATGATGACGGCCACACAGGAAAGGGCCGTATCGTGCATCCGGTAAATGTGCTGGATGCTGTAATGCATCTCAACCGCAATCTTCTCCCACGAGAGGAAGCACAGATACCGCTTCTCCAGCAGGGTTTGCAGTTCAACATCCGAAACGGCCCGGATTGTGGCCATGATTTCCTTCTTCAATTCCACCAGATCCTCGACGTCGTGTTTCAGGCTTTCCTCAACCTCGATAATCTTCAAAACGGCCCGTTCTATTTTGGAGCCGCCACGATTCGGGTTTCTCGGCATATCGCTATAAACGACGGTGCAGGATGTGGCCACTTCATTTAAAGACTCGATTTGCTGGAGCTTGGATTTAATCCGCATATCCAGCGTCCGGGCCTGTGACAGATATTCTTTAGCGGTCATGTCGCTTCTCCTTCCGTAGCTCTTTTATGAGGAATTCCGGATCGACTTTTGACAGGACACCGAACCAGCCGGAACGGAAGAATCGCTCTATTTCCTGAAGCTGCTGTTCGTCGTCGGTTAGCCGGTAATCCTTGGCCGCCTGCAGAATGATGGCGTTTGCCAGATCTTCATATGGGTTCAAAGTCGCACCTCCGAATTTGTGATCACTCGGATTGGCGTAGATTGTCGAATATTGTCATTAGATTTTCAGATTTGCCTTGACCGCAGCGATCAGAGCCGACTGCGTTTTGTCTTTGGCCTTAAGTGCCCGGAGAATCTGCTCATCAATAGTGCCGTCCGTCACGATATGCTGAACGACCACAGTTTCGGCAGTCTGACCTTGCCGCCAGAGCCTTGCTATGGTCTGGGAATAGAGCTCCAAGGACCATGTGAGGCCGAACCAGACGATGGTGTTGCCGCCGGTCTGAAGATTGAGGCCGTGTCCCGCAGAAGCCGGGTGAATCAGGGCTACCGGGATTTCGCCGTTGTTCCATCTGCGGATACTGTCGGCTTTGTCCAGCTTGGAAAACGGAATATGGCGATCATGCAGCCGTTTCATGATCCGCTCCAGATCATGCTGGTACCAATAGGCCACCAGAAGAGGCTTGCCGTTTGCCGACTCGATAATGTCCTCCAGAGCGTCCAGCTTCTGCTCGTGAATGGGGACCGTATTCCCGGCATCGTCATAAATGGCACCATTGGCCATCTGGGAGAGCTTGCCGGAGAGGGCTGCGGCATTAGCAGCGGATATTTCACCATCGGGCAGGTCCAGAATGAACTGTTTTTTCATCTCGTCGTAGGCGTCCTGCTCATTGGGACTGAGATAGACCTTGTATTCGCTGGATATGAGTTCCGGCATCTTCAGGTAATCCGTGGATTTCATCGAAATGGTGATATCCGAGATTTTCCGGTATATGGCTTGCTCGGCACCGGGTTTCGGACGGTAGCTGTAAACGATCTGGCCGTTCATGGCGTCTGGCACGAAATACTCCTGCCGATAATAGGTAATGAACCGACCGAGGCGTTTTCCCATGTCGATGACCTTGAACTCTGCCCACAGATCCATCAGTCCGTTGCTGGCCGGAGTGCCGGTGAGCCCAACGACACGCTTGATTCCGGGCCGTACCTGCATCAGAGCCTTGAAGCGTTTTGACTGGTGGTTTTTGAAGGAAGAAAGCTCGTCAACTACGATCATGTCGTAGTCAAACGGGAGCTTGCTTTTCTCAATGAGCCACTGGACGTTCTCACGGTTGATGATGTAAATATCGGCTTTCTTCGTCAGGGCCGCTTTTCGCTCAGCCTCGCTTCCGACCGCCACCGAATAGGTCAGGTGGTGAAGCTGGTCCCACTTTTGAAGCTCTGCGCTCCAAGTGTCACGGGCTACTCGAAGCGGAGCGATGACCAGCACCTTGTGAACCTCGAAGCTGTCGAACAGCAGGTCCGCAATAGCGGTCAGTGTGATGCTCGTTTTGCCAAGGCCCATGTCCAGCAGCACGGCAGCGAAGGGATGGTCCTCGATATAGTTGATTGCGTACCTCTGGTACTCATGCGGTTCGTATTTCATCAAGTATCCCTCCAATCTGCTCAGGGGCATCAAGGATATATACCTTGAATCCCAGCCGCCGCAGTAATCCGTGTCTGGCTACCTGCAAAGGTCTCGGTTCCTTGCCCGGTGCCTTGACCTCCACGAATCCGATCTTGCCTCCGGGCAGCAGCACCAGTCGATCCGGCATCCCATCAAATCCGGGACACACCAGTTTCGGTGCAATGCCGCCGCTGTTTTTCACGGCTTTGACTAAGTGTTGTTCTATGATTTTCTCTCGCATAATGTTCCTCCATCAGGAATTAGAGTGGGTGGTGACGGCCTGTGACATGTATTTCTGTAACTTTTCTTAGGTCTTGTTTTTTAATGCTCTAAGAATAGTTTCTGTAAAGACTGTCAAAGACCGTCACCCTTGGTTCAATCAAGGAAATCCGATTTAAGCTGCGGGCCTAAGATCAGCCGTGCAGATTTGTTTCTCTTCCTTTCAAAACCGGCGCATTCCAGCGCAGTATAGAAATCAGTTGTGCTGCGGATATAGTCGCCCACCTGCATGCAATAGCTGCGGTATGCGTTGTAGACCTCGCTGGATTTAGCGATCAGGCCTGATCCGACCTCACAACATTCATCGAGGAACTGCGAGAGCCAGTCGTTATTGTCCTTGTACTTCTGAATCGCAGCTTCCACCACGGCTGGCTTTACGATGTGATAATCCTTTTCGATCACACGCTTGGCACCGGTCATGATCCATTTCAGGATTGCACCGCCAGCTTTGTTGAAAAGGTAATCGGCATAGTTTTTGATGTCAGAGGAACCTTCAATCTTGGCGTTAAACGGAATGACAATCAGCCTACGCCATGTCCCGGCATCAATCGCACCGACCTTCGGCAGGTGGTTCGTGTAAAGCACAAGGGTGTGGCTCGGTACGAAACTGAACGGGTCCTTGTACTTTTTCTCCGCATAGATCTCGTCCGTTGAACAGAGCTGTTTGACGTTGGATGTGTTCAGGCGCATGCCTTCCTCCAGTTCGGCGGCAATGATTATCCGTTTACCTTTGGCTTCAGCCAGCTCCGGCTTTACATTCCGCTTGCATCCGACGGTCAGAGTGTCTGCGGACATGTTGCCGCTATATGTACCCATCACACGGGAAAGCGTATTCCAGAAGGTGGATTTTCCGTTGCGGCCTTCACCGTAGGCAATGATCAGGCCCTCGACACAGACCTTCCCGATAGCGGAAAGGCCAGCGATCTCCTGAACATAATTGATGAGCTCGTTGTCACCGCAGAAGAAGGTCTCCAAAGCGTCCTGCCAGATATCCATACCATCATCGGACGGGTCAACCGTGGTCTGCTTGGTAATGAAATCCGCAGGAGTGTGCTCATGAGCAGAAGGAAGGCCAATACGAAGGTCGTAAGTTGCTGACGGGGTGTTGAGCAGAAATTCGTCTGCGTCAAGCTGCCGCTGGTCAATCTCAACCATCGGGTGTGCTTCCTTTAGGGCAGCGGTGATGTATTTGGAATCTCTGCGCTTGATGGCATAGTTGCGGTAGGTCGTGGCGTTCTCGTACTTTTGGAAAGAACGAGCCTGTTCCGAGCTGAAAGCCATAGCCGCTTTCTTTGGACCCATCGATGCCAGCAGCTCCCATGCGCCGTTTTTCATCATTTCGTCGGTTGCCTTCTTGATCTCGGTTTCGGCCTCCTCAAGCTGGCGAGTGGTGAGCTCCTGCGCTACGGCCTGAGCCTTGGGCTTGGATTCCTCCCAGAACCGACCGTTGTAGACCAGAAAATCAGTCGAGGGTGAATAGCGGAGCTTTCCATCATATTCTCTTGCCAGCACCGTGGCCTGTCCGACGTCGGAATAGTCGGAGGGCTTGAGCTGAAGGTCCTGATTGTATTGCTCCGGAGGAATGTATCCTTCCTGTGCAGCGACCTTCCCATAGAACCGCTGTGCGCTGCGCCAGATGCTGTCGAGCTCCGACTGCTCCAAAGGCGGCTGACAGCAAGCGGCCACTTCCGCAAAATGCTTATGTGCCTCATCGGTATTTCCGAACCGTTTCAGGATGCGTCCGGCATAATAGGACAGGGTGGCGTTGCGGCTGCCTTCGGGAATGACGATGTCGCCATAGCTGCCGGAGTCTATGTTGGCGTCAAAATCGTCGTCAGCAAGGAAGGTGGTCAGCGTCATCGGGCCGTCGAAGATTTCGACCTCCGGTTCCTTTGTACCGAAAAAGAACCGAGCAGCATCGAGTGCCTTGGTGTCGAAGTACGGGAAGATGCTATTGACCAGCTTTTTCATCTCGCTGTACTGGCCGGGTTCGATGACTCGATCAACAGCGAAGAAGACGTGGAACTTCGGCCTTGCAGCTTTGCCACCTTTGGCTTTCATGTGATTGCGGCTGTAGTGAACCGCAAAGGCAACACTGGGAAAAGCAGTAGCAACGTCTGAGGGATAGACCCATTCGTCCGGATCGTCGCTGTGGTCGTTATCACAATCGACCGGCAAGCAGTCGGAGCCGATGAAATTGTCGTTGCTGCGGTAGTTGCCCTGATACTCAGCACAAACATAATCGTGCTTTACAGCTTCGATGAGGCTGTCCTTCCCGGTGACCTCGACCTTATGAGGGTAGGTACAGTTTTCAGGCACCTCCAGACAGTTGGAGCGGTATAAAGTGAATCTCATCTTGTTACCTCCTCGCAGGTCTCGCTGAAGTAGCGGATTCGGTGTCCCTTCCAAGTCGCTCTCTTGATCTCGGCCTCCATGCCCTCGGAGATCCGGTCACCGAAGACCCACATTTCGGCGCATTTACTCAGGATGGCATTCCCAAAAAACAGACCCAGCTCACGCTCCTTGGGCTTGTTGTCGTCAAGGAACTGAGGAAACAGCAGGTGCGGTGCGATGGGAATGTATCCGGCCTCTACCGCAAAACGGCTGTAGCATCTGGCGGCAGCGGTGTTGCGTTCGACATCTCCGGCATACGGACTGCAGATATACACGATGGGCCTGAATGCCCGGAGAGCTTTTTCTTCTTTTTCAATGGCACAGAAGGCTCCGAATGCTGTGGGATCGGCATAACCTTCTGCGTTTTTGTATTCGGCCATGATAGGCACCTCCAATCTAAAGTTCTCACTACCCACTGGAGGGGTTAGTGGTATTTGAACGAATCAGAATCAGTCTTTTTTATAAAACATGGTCTCGTAGCCATCGGCACGGAGCTTGAGCCCGTTTGCCCACGGCGGGGTCCGGCCCATCTGCTCACAGAGAACCTTCAGGTCGACGCCGGGTCTGGCTTCGATGACCAGCTCGTCGTGAATGTGCATGGTAATGAAGCAGTGCGACATGGTCCGCATGGCGTAGCAGAGAATGTCACGGGAGGTGGCTTGGACGATGTTCTCCACGAGCTTCGGTCCGTAGGTCTCCAGCCGCTCCCATTTCTTTGTGCCGCCGATACCCTCGTAGGTGATACACTCGCTGCCGAACTGATTTGTACCGAGCTTAGGCTTTACATAGGAAAGGCGTCTGCCGGACGGGAGCGTAATGAAGAGCATCCCGCTTTGGTAGCAGAACTTGACTCCGCAGACCTCGCCGTCCATGTGATACTTCACGGCATTCATAGCTGCCCGGTCGATATCCCACCAGAACTTCACGATGTTCTGGTTCGAGTTTCGCCAAACGGTGACCAGCGGCTGAAGCTCGTCTTCCGAAAGGCCCATCTCCAAGGCTCCCATCGCTTTGAGGGCTCCGACTGAGCCACCATAGCCGAGGGCGAGTTCAGCTATTTTGCCTTTTTGCCGCAGGTGGCCATTTACACCATGCTTCTCAACAGGGACCTTGAACATCTGCGATGCGGAGGCGCAGTAGATGTCACCGCCTTTTTCAAAGACCTCCTGACGCCAGATTTCACCGGCAAACCACGCCAGCACTCTGGCCTCGATTGCCGAGAAGTCGGAGACGATGAATTTGTATCCCAGCTTCGGCACAAAGGCGGTGCGGATCAACTGCGAGAGTGTATCTGGCACATCTTCGTAGAGAAGCTCCACACCGTCGAGATCGCCGCAACGGACAAGACCACGGGCTTCTGCCAGATCCGGAAGGTGGTTCTGGGGCAGGTTCTGCATCTGGATAATGCGTCCGGCCCAACGACCGGTTCTGTTGGCACCGTAGAACTGAAACATTCCACGAGCACGACCATCGGCGCAGACTGCCTTTTCCATCGCCTGATACTTCTTGACGGACGATTTGGCCAGCTGCTGTCGGAGAAGGAGAACCTTCCGGAGCTCTGCCGGAGCGGTTTTGAGCATTTCAGCAACTTCCTTCTTTCCGAGGGAATCGACCTCCAGCCCGTTGTCTGAAAGCCACTGCTTCATCTGCTGCACGGAGTTGGGGTTATCCAAAGCAGTCAGCTTCTTCATGGCAGCAGTGAGCTCTGCACGGGAGCGGGTGTCCATAGCTATGGCTTGATGCACCAGCTCCATATCGAGGGCGACACCTCTGTCGTTGATTTCCTGATCGAGGTGATACTGTTCCCAGACCATTTCCGGCACTGGAAACTTGGCAAGCTTTTCCTGAATGGACATCTCGACCTCGACATCACGGATGTTGTACCGTTTGAAGACAGCCCACTTGTCCGGAGCGTTTTCCGGCAGGTTGCGGGTCCGACCGCCATTGGCCTTTGTCGGTGCACAGGGCTGGCAGAAATACTTGATGAGCTCTTTGCCTTCGGTCAATTTCTGCTTTCCGAGGCCCAGAACGGCACCGACGCCTTCCAACGAAAGGGGTAAGCCCATGTAAGCAGACCAGATCATGGTGCATCTCCATGAAGCCGGATTGAGGTAGTTGCCCACAGTGTCTTCAGGGATGCTGTAGTAGGCGTTATCAAAACTGCCGTGATCCCGGAGCCAGCGGGAAAGGCATATCCTTTCAAACTGTGCGTTAAAGGCCCACTTCGTCACATCGTCGTTTGTCAGCGCAGCGATGACCTCTGGCGGGATTGTCTCACCAGAGGCAAGATCGACCACCTGCACGGGGTTGCCGTCTGCGGAATATCCGAAGAGAAGAATGTCGAAATCTGTCGCCTCGGTATATTTGTAGACACCACACTTGGCAAGGTCCACGCTGCTGTAGGTTTCAATATCAATACTGAGTGTTTTCATATACATCGGTCCTTTCCGTCGCCTGAGAGGGTGGCAGGATTGCTCCCACCACCCGTAGGCCGGAGATTACTTCTGTTCGAGTTCCTTCATTCGGGCTTCGTGGTACTCGACTTCACGAATGGCACGTTCTCGTTCAAGCTGCTGACGCTCGGCTTCCCATTTGGCATTGCGAGCTTCACGCTCAGCCTCAAGAGCAGCATTACGCTTCTCACGCTTGCGGTCGTCGATGGTGTCGATGATGGACCTGACGATCCAGAACACAGCCAGAACCAGATAGAGGGACAGAAGCAGGATGCAAAGAATCGTAGTAGCGTTCATGGTGCGTACCTCCTTAAGACAGGAAATCTTCATCCGCATCGGTGGAGAAGTCAGATGCTGCGCTGGACTTGCCGCCGAGGGGTTCGCCGTCACGGATCTTCTGCAGGTTGTTCAGCCCACAGGCGATGCCCTTGTTGCCGTTGGAGTTGAAAGCGTAGAAGTTGATGCAGGCACGACCGTACACACCGGAGTAAACCTCGGAGCGGGTCAGGATCGGATTGCAGTCAGCGTCTACGATTCCGGGAGCCGTAGCGGAGTTGGCATTGATGAAGTAGCTGCCAGCGTAAGCCGGATCATCCGGACGCTCGGTGTCGCCGTCACGGAGAGGCGTCTTGATAGCGGTGAGAGGCGGTACGGTGCGACCGTTGCCCTTGAGTTTGGCCTGACCTTCCTCATAGGCCGCCTGAATCGCTGCCTTGATCTTCTGAACGGTCACGGTGTCAGTCTTCGGAATGATGAGGCTGACGCTGAACTTCGGGGTGCCGCCGTTGATGGACTTGGCCTCCCAGACATTGGCATAGGACCAACGGGTGTCCTTGCCGGTGATAACCTTCATGGGGTTTGCGAGTTTAGTAGAATTTGACATATTAATTGTCCTCCTTGAAATCATCGATAATGGTTGTCATTGACGGTCTCTTATCGCTGTCCGGCACCAGCGTGGGTTTGCCTTGAGGCTTGGTAATCAGGCCTCCAAGAATGTCGTTGAACTGTTTCTTTCCGAGAAGCGAGGTCATGGCGGTGACGCCGAGAATCTTGTGTTCGTAGGGGTCGTACCCGGCAGCTGTTACGGCTGCGATGACGGCATCCTCGTTTGTGTACTTGCGGTTGGAGCGGCCCTCGACCAGCTTGTAGCCGGACCACTGTTTACCGCTGATGGCTGCCTGAAGCGCATAGTCCTTGATGTCGGAGGCCCAAGCGATCAGCTCGTCGATGCGACCGAGGATTTCTTCGACCTCTTCATCTGTCAGCAGAGGCGGCTGCCTGAACTCGAACTTGGCAAGCTCCATGTTGGCGTTGGCTCTTTCACGACAGTCAGCTTTGGCCTTGCAGAACTGGCACCATTCGCCGCAGTGGTATTCACCGTCTCCGTTAAAGGCAAGCTCTGCAGTCGGGGCCAGAACCTGATCGGCCCACTCGTAGAGTTCGTCCTTTGGAATGGTGAAGGTGCTGACGTTAGAGCGTCGAGGCTGGTAGATGGCCATGCTGACGGTGTCGATGTCGTAGATGCAGTCGAACAGCTCCAGCGCACCGAGGGCGTACAGCTTCATCTGCGGGTTGTCGTCGGCTTCGACCAGAACGCCTCTGCCGTGCTTGTAGTCCACGATGTGCAGCGTCCCGTCTGCAATGATGACGCAGTCGCCGGTGCCGAAGCCCTCTTCGACATACTTGGAGTAGTCAAGCCGCTGTTCGATCAGGACCACAGGGTCCGGGCAGGTTTTCTTGGCCTCCTCGACCAGCTCCATTACGAAGGACACATACCCGTTGGCACATTCCTCCATTTCGGAGTTGTACCAAGTGAGGTCTTCGGTCGGGTCTTTTGCTTCCATACCGAGTGCTGTCCGGAGCTTGAACTCACAAAGAGCGTGGGCGTTGGTACCTTCGGCTGCGAAATCGCTGCCTTTGTCGTCATAGCCTTCACAGAGCCTTGCCGATGGTGGGCAGTTGAGCCACCTATGCGAGGACGATGCAGAGAGAAGTGCGTGGTTAGGCATTTCCGAGCACCTCCGCATCCGCTACCAGAGCCTTGTAGCTTACCGGGTCAATCTCGGAGAGCTTCTTGGCACCGTACTTCAGGAGAAGGTCACGGATCTGAGCGGTGAAGCCATCACGGGACTTTTCTGCCAGAATCGCTCTGACCTCTTCGAGGGTGAGTGCCTTTTCCGGTTCCGGAGCAGGGGCCGCTTCCTCGCTGCCGCTGAATGCGCCGGTCAGCCAGTTGGCGATGTCGTTAATAGAAGATGCAATATCCCGCAACTCCCTGATGGTCGCTTCCATTTCGCTCGTTTTGCTCATCACGTTTTCCTCCTTTCTGAGATTGGCTTGTCTGGTTCAGCTGGATCAGCTTCCTCGCCAGACGTCTTGACACTACGCTGATTGCCGTAAGCACTCCGATGAGCTCTTCATCGGTAACGGCCTTGTTGGGTCTGGACTCACTCATTGGCGGTTCCTCCTTTCTGAGGACCTGTGTTGTTTTGCTGTCCTCAGTACCCACTGGAGGGAAACCGGTGTTTTGAACGAAAAAAATCTAACAATATTTTTGGCCGCCGCAGAATTGCTTCCACGGCGGCCTTTGCTGGGTATTAGATGAAGTCCTTCAGGGCTTCACGCAGGATGGAGAACACCTTGTTCTTCTGGTAGTTGATGGTCGACTGGCGCTTGCCCATGTCGGCAGCGATTTCACGCTCCGTCTTGCCCTGCATGATAAGCTCGCAGATGCGTCTGCCGTCCGGGTCAAGGCGGTTAAGCTCGTCGTATAGAGCGTCGAGCAGTTCCTTGTCCATAAGGATGGACTCCGCAGACGGTGCGTCGTCGGCCAGCGTATCGCCAAGGGTAAGCTCGTCTTCCTCGCCGCCGATAGGCGTGTCGATGGAAACCTTCTTACCGGCAGCGTAGAACGGGCAGCCGGGGCAAACACCGTCACACTTCCAAAGCTGGGCCTTGGTGCAGCGGCACTCGCCATTCTTCTGGGCATGGTAGCGGGTGTTCCAGATGGGCTGGTAGTATGCCCTGTAAACTTCCTCGCTGACCTCGATAGGGGTCCCGTCGACCGGGATAAAGTACTTCTTGTCGTTGTTTTGCATGAAAATTTCCTCCGTTCGATTTGCTTGGAACGGAGGAAACCTTCATGGTCAGCTGCAAAATGGGTATAGAAATCCAACCACAGTCCCGACGGAGATTTCTCCGTTCCGGTCTGCAGCTTCCCGCTCAAAAGGCAGCTGATGATATTTACTTGTGGCCGTCAGGAACCGTTGAGCCACCGGTGATCAGTCGGTGCAGTCCCTGACGGTGAGCAGTTTTCTGTCTTGCTCAGGACAGTTTTTTAGTCGAGATCCACTTCGATGGCGTACAGTTCGCTGAAAATTTCAGGCAGGTCGCTTGGGTTAAGGTCCCAAGTGCCGTGTGCGCCGTAGCGTTTGAAAACAGATTCAACTACTGCTGAGCCCAACTGAGACTCGATGGCAGCAGCGGTGTTTTCAATGTTCACGATCCAGTTGTTACGTTCACGCTTTGTCACTGCTTGTCCCTCCTTGTCAGGTTCAGCTTCCTAATCCGGATAGTAGGCTGTTGATG